ATGGCAACAGTAAATTACTACCTTGACACTAGAAGACAAAAGAAGGATGGAACCTACCCCATAAAATTGAATATACGACATAATAAACAGTTTATGATCAGTACCGAATTTACAGCTACGCCTGAAACATGGGATGGAAAAGAGTACAATAAGCAAGAAAAGAATTATAAACCTAAGAATATAGCAATTCGGAATATCAAAAACAAAGTCGAGACGTTGATTCTCATCCTTGAAGAAAGTGGAAAATTAAAATTGACCACAGATAAAAAACTGAAAGAACAAATAGAAGAAGCCATAAACAATAGACAAAGTGCAGAAAAGAACTTTTTGTATTACTTTGATCAATTTGTCGATCTAAAGAAAAACGTTGGAACAAAATCCCTCTATCAAACTACCAGAAACAAAATATCAGTATTCGATCCGGAATGTACCTTTGAGTCTATTGATTATAAATGGCTAAAATCATTTGAAGAATGGATGGCCAAATCAATGAAAATAAATGCATATGCCATTCACTTCAGAAATATACGTGCTGTATTTAACTATGCAATAGATGAAGAAATCACGCCTTTATACCCATTCCGTAAATTCAGAATAAAGAAAGAGGAGACCAGAAAGCGATCCTTAACAATCGAACAGCTTGTGATGCTTAGAGACTATCCTTGTGAAGAGTATCAAAAGAAATACAGAGATATGTTTATGCTCATGTTTTATCTTATCGGAATAAATGCTGCTGATTTATTTAATGCAAAGCCTAATTCCCTTAATCATGGACGTATTGAATACAAACGTGCCAAAACCGGCAAATTATACAGTATTAAAGTCGAGCCCGAAGCCATGAAGATTATCGAACAATATAAAGGTAACAACTATCTTCTTAGCATATGTGATGATTATCAGAACTACAAAGACTTTCTCCATAGAATGGGGAACAGCTTAAAACAAATTGGCGAAACAGAGCGAAAGGGATTAGGAGGAAAGAAAATTAGGAAACCATTATTTCCTGACTTATCCAGCTACTGGTCACGGCATACATGGGCAACCATTGCGGCTGAATTAGACATTCCCAAAGAAACCATTTCGGCCGCCCTAGGTCACAACATAGGATCAGCCGTGACTTCGATCTATATCAATTTTGACTATAAAAAAGTAGATGATGCAAATAGAAAGGTTATAGATTATGTTAATAAATTCAATGAGGAGAAGTAATAATGCTTTCCACATGCACGTGTAAGCCTCATCCAAACAATAAATCTAGGCAATAAGAAATTATTCTTATCACAACAAAAAGGAATTATCCGGGTTAACACGCCAGACACCCTGTTTAATAGACGTTCCATTGAAGTGCGGTCAACACTTTGCAAAACAGCCAATGAGGTATATCATCAACTTGCTGGAGCAATATATCTAATTTATCGTTTCTCATTTGCCAAAATGGACTTGATATTTTCTTCGGTAAAACCAAAACAGGCAGCAAAACGTTTAAACGCTTCACGCCTCTTTTCTGGAATGAGAGCGTACATGCTATTAATAGGCGTGTCGCTCTTCATCGCTTTTTGTATCTGTTTCTTTTTCATATCATTTCTTTTACCTTATGTTTGCAGCAGTCACATTCACACAAAAGAGGATGCGCATACTCCCACATAGCTTCTATTATGTCATCGCCAATATATTGTATCTCTTCACCATATGGAGTAATGTCTAATGCCTGGCAAATATGTGTTGCCATGTGGCCGCACTCGTGACGCCAAGACTTGGCAAATTCCTTTGCAGATGAAGTCAATGCAATAACCATCACCGTTTTCCGGTTTCCAAAATTGGAGTACGTGACACCAGTATTTATTTTGCCGGAATTCATATTTTCATAGGCTGTACGCAACATAGCTCCATCGCATCCAATGCCATGCATTTCTGCAAGGATTTCTGTTACATAGTAGCAATCAACCGCATAATAAACAGAGCAATGCCACTCATATTTGGGTAAAGTAAACTGCTGCTTTATCATATCTACAACATTTCATCCCACTCAATCGGTTCCCCTGCCGCAATCATAGTTGCATACCAACGACGCATTGTTGTGCCGTCTGGAGCATCCGGATCATCTATCGTGTCTTTAATGTATAAAGCAAGGTGCTGTTCGTCCGGCACGGAGGATTTCAAAAAATCAGCTTTGCACATGTTTGCCACATAAATATAATCATACAAGGCATTATTATCAAGCTTTATACCATAACGAGTGAGCAATTCATCTACCTTATCTTTTGTTATCGGATCAATACGTTCTTTTTTGTTTGTAGCAGAATTTACTTTTTTCATTAATGAAACAGCAAAATCACACATCTTCTTATTGAAATGCCAACCAAAATTTGACAGGTATGCTTTCATTTCTCTGGGACGCTCGTCATATATATCCAGGGATTCTCTTCTCATAATATAAAGTATTATAGAGGAGCCACATAATGCGACTCCTCATGGTTACACTTAACGATAACGGGAATAACGTCCGGTGCCTCTAACACCACGTCTTTCACCCATGCCACTGCCACCACGACTTGAACTGCCACCACGGCCATAGCCGCCGCGTTCGCCCATATTCTCTTCGTCAAAATAGCGGTCATCGTCATATCTGCGATCTTCATCCCAGCGCTCGCCCATTTCTTCACCGCCGGAAATCTCTTCCAGGCACTGCATAAGCTTACCACCATAACGAAGCATCTTTTCCGCATAGTCGGACATCTTCTCGACTTTGCTCTCGGAAATTTCAATCATCATCATACTTATTGTTTTTTAGAATTGTTACTACTTGTAGTCTTTTCAGAAGACTTAAAGAACTCAGCCATCATAGCCTTCAACTCGCCAAGCTCCTGGCGAAGCGCTTTGTTCTCCGCTTCCTGCCTTTGCCTCTCTGCAAATTCAGGATTAAGAACCTGAAGCATCTTGTCGCATGATTCCATGACGGCCCGATGGTGATCGACACTTCCCAATATCTCAGAGGAGCGGTTGCGCATGGCAGCTACTTCCGCATTCATTGATTCCCGGGAACCGGATATTACCATATTTCCACCTCCGGGAAAGTTTGCATCAGCAATATCGGACATGGCCGGTATCTTTTGAAAGGTGACAGTCTGTTCACCTACCTTAATGGTTATATCAACCACCATTTTAGGAGGTTGACCATAAGGGAGAGGCTGTTGCATAAATTCAGGAACAGGATTAGATACGCCGGAAACGGAGCCGACTTCTATGTATGGAGTACCATCCTTATGAAGAATGAAAAACTCGCTATTTACTCTTAGATTCTGAAAAGGCATAATTAATTAACTCTTTAAAGAGCGGGAGTAATCCCGCCCATTGTTTTACACCACCCCAGTAAGAATTTGCAATGTGTTACTACCTGATTCGTAATAGCACAGGTAAATTCCAGTACCGGTAATATCCGAAGCAGTAACATCTGCACCGGCGATTGTAGTCAGCGCCTGAGTGGCACCGTTGGTATCAAAGACTACCGGAAGTGTGCCAGTAGTGCCGGAGGGAATTGGCTGCGCCAAACGGAACAGGATCAACCCGCTGAATGGAGCAGAAAGAAATGGATGGTTTCGGAAAGAAAAACGCACGTTGGTAGTACCTACCGTAACTCCAGTGCTTTCCAATCTTGGAATACCATTCTTATTTGCCATGATAAAAGGACTAATGAATGCCATATAATGCCTCCTTCCTTTTATCCCCAACCGTTAAAGTTGCCCCATGATCCGATACCATTAAAAAGACCGTATTGAGCAGCAACGCAAGAAGGAACACCTACAACTGGACTGTAAGGAACCTTAGCTACTTCCGGCTGATTACATTCGATTTTTGCAAGGCGAGCACTCAGGTCGCTCAATGCAGCACCAAGTGGTGCGGTTGCCTGACCTACAATTTGAGAGGTCATAGCAGAGCTCTTGAACGTACTGTTCTCCTCACGAAGCTTATCAATCTTATTCTGCATTTCACGCATTTCGGCAGCCTGTTGGCCAGCAAGAATTTGCTGCGTGCTGTCTTTAATGGAATTCTGCAAATCACAGGTTTGACGTTGAGTTTCGTAAGCCACAGATGCAAAGCCTCTTTCTTGACCAGTAGCCACGCCATTGATTGCATTTTGCAGCGTATTGGTCTGCTGACAAATAGCCAGACGGTTTTCGCAGCAACAAGAAGCAATCTGCTGAGCAATGTTACAATTACCCTGCTGGATAGCATTGATAATCTGCATTGAACTCTGTCCAACCTGGTTACCCACCTGCTGAACTTGTGACATTACGCCATTGATAGCGTTTTGAACCTGCCCGATTGAACAGTTCAAATTTGTTGCCAGGTTGTTGATAGCCTGACCATTTCCTTGGATTGCGCTCATAAGCAACTCCCTTCCTGCGTCATTGTTAATTAAATTAGGGATACCAGCTCCGGAAAATCCTCCACCGTTACCACAATCACCGTTACCACCAAATCCATTGCGTCCGAAAAGAGGGAACAGGAAGAAAAGGAAGATAATCCACATAAACCAACTTCCATCACCACCGAATCCATTGTTGTTCTTTCCTTGCATGGCAACCAGCAAGTTAGGGTCAATGCCTTTCTGTTGCAAAAGCGGAGCAAGCATGGCCATCATGCCACCGCCACCGCTGTTCCCACTTTCAGGGAACACATAAGTTTTTGTTTCGCTCATAATATATACTATTAGTTCCGGTCATATGACCGTGGAGCAAAAGTACCTATATGACAAAACCCTTGAAATCAGTTATTTCCAAGCTGTTTCTTTATGTTTTCCAAATATATTCTCATCATTTTCCCACTATCCAGTCGCTCCTGAAAATTGGATATGATATAGTTTATGGTTCTTTTGGTCTTATGTAAATGAATAGATGTTTGAACAGGGTAGAATCCCATTTCTGAAAGGATGTGAACTAGCAAATAGCGTGCATCAACGGTTTCAGTATCTTTATCAGAGGAAAGTATTCGTTCGACGGATATCTCCGTTTCTTGAGAGACTATTTCCAATATTTCAGCAAAGATTTCAGATTTACACATAGAATTTCCATTTTTATGTTTACCTTTGCCTTACCACATAAAACATTGTATATATGAACAAAGCATAAGGAATAGCGTTAAAGGTATTATAAGCCTCCAACGTGCATTCCTTATGCTTAATCATTGTTTTATGTGGTGTAAAACGCGAGCGTTGGGGGCTTTCTTTTATCTCTAAGCCCCGGAAAGAGAGCATTTGTTAATGTACTGCGAGATGCTTCTACTCATCTCTAATAATCAATGATCTAAATCATATCAACCTCCTTTCTTTGTTTTATAGATTATCCATGCTGCAATCATCAATAGTAATAATATACAAGATGCCCATATTACACCGGAAATCTGCTTTGGCACCGTCGTTTCGTTTTTCTGCTTTTCCTGTTCCTGCCTATCGTTTTCCTGACTCCAGGAAGACGATGAGCTATCCGATTTCAATGCAGTACTATTCAACAATGCGATATTGGTATTTTGATCAATCTGATTGTCTTCTTCAGTATTACCTTCGGCCAGCAACGGATATTTACCTGTATCCGGATTAACCGGCTTACTGGTATCATACAACTTCCAGTTTATTTTCCTATTCATAGTAGAATGCAAGAAGTTGGATATATCCTGCATAGAAGTAAAGCCCAAATCAATACTCTGTTTAGTACTATCCTCTCTTTGAACGAAAGTCTCTTTCATGACGGTAGATTTATGACTCCCACAGGAATAAAGCGACATCACAATTACCATCACAACCAAGGCTATAAAACCTATTATTGATAGCCTAACCATTTCTTTTAGATTATTCATGAACATTTTCTTTTTATTAGTGTTACTATAAGGTTCATATAAACTCTTTTGAACGGCCTTCCGCTGTGATAGTACATTGCCGTTATATTATAGCTCAAAGATGAAATCATTGATTCGATTTAACCAGCCTCTCTTGAACTTGTTGTTAGCCGGGCGCTTTCGACAAATTTCCTCGATGAAGTCAAACCGTGCAATCTTAATCATATCGAATAATTCGCGAGGATTACGTGAGTTAACAGCTTCAAGGGTTTTAGGACCAACAATGCCGTCCACCTTAACGTTAAGAAGCTGTTGCGGTATCTTTATGCCGTAGTTTCCCGAAGCCCAAACCCAATCTACCAGAATATTAGCAACAGACTGACTTTCTATCTGGTCAGCTTTCCATCTGTCCCAGTACATTGTCTTTAATATCTCGGTCCATTCATGTTCAGATAGATTCTTCAGCCTCTCAACGGTTGGTACCGGATAACCTTTCTTTCGGCAGTACTGCATATAGGTTGCAAGCGTTACACCTCGATTAGTCGCACCTCCCAAATCGTCGGGATCATTTACGAAACCTCCCTCCCACTTTAGGATAAGAGGTGCCAGTTTTTCAACATTTGCCATAATTATCTTTCATTTAAATTGTGATAAAATTCTAATCTAATATTAGCATACGCCGATTTGATGTTTGTATAGGCACGCCCATTGTTAGGACCTTCTGCATTGTATATTTCAGCCTCTACCACTTTTGCTACCTGATCAATCCATTTCCTGTCTGTATAATCAGACAATTTATTGCCATGATAGGTAAAGCAATCAAGTTTACTATTACGATCTTCGTGTATGTTCGTTAGCAAAGTCCGTATCTTCTTAATGGTATTCTCCTTATCTACTATATGATTCTCTTCTCTTATCTTCTTTATAATACGACACACCTTTTCTACCGAAAGATCAAAAAGAAGATTAGATAGGGTTTTAACTCTTAACTGTGTTTCCGGTTGTAATCCTTCGGCTATACGTGTCATTATGTGGTTGTTTTCAATCATTTGTCTTTTTAATTCTTGCCAATTTGCCCCCTGAGCTGATAATATACCATTAATAATACTCATAAACCACCTAAAGCAAGCAATCCACATTAAAGCGGATAATACAAGAAAAAAGCCTGCCGTGATAGCCATCATTCCAAACTCACTAATACCCCTTCCCGTCTGAAGAGCCGCATTTACAACTTCCGTATCCATTACTTTTAATTTTATAAAATTAATCTTATCTTTGCAATTAAGATAGTTAGGACACTATCTCGCTCACAATCTCGTCCGGCTCGTGAGAGTCAGACGGGATTTTTCATTCTACTCCATAATGCTTTGTTGTCACTCCATTTTTGGAGAAAAAAATCCCATTAATAGGATTTATAAGGCATTCCCACATATTTTCAGAGCCTCTTGTTGCTTGTGACATTAAACTGATAGAACTGTCAGATATTAATGATGAGCTTATTAATTCATTGTCTAAATATCTGTTTAGCTTTATTCTTGGTAAGTAATTTATTTTTTCATTCCAAACTTCTGTGACAAATGAGATATTTCCAACTTCATTATCATCCTGATTATACATCTTGAAACTATTGCTATCCGGATCAATTTCTATACGAGTACCATTTAGTGACGTTGAAATTTTGCCTATAATTGATATATTTCCGGCTTCATCGATATTGAAAGAGCCATTGGGAGATTGAATATTTTTAAAGACTCCACTTGTCGCATTTACCTCACCGTTGAATTTATATTTTTGGCTCTCTGGATCAAGCTCAAACATTACCTCATTATTAACAAGAGCAAAGATACCAGACCTCTCAACACCATTAATGGTAATGCACTTATCTCCCTGCACAATACCTGTCAATATCGGTTCTTCGGCAGTTCCGGTGTTCTTACCCGTAAACAGCTTTGGAGATATCATATAATTACTACCAATTTGCACCTTGTTTGTATCCCAACCTATTAACCAATCTGGAACATTTGCCATCACCTTAGATATTGAAGCTTCGGTAATCAAGACATAATCAGGAATTAACTTTTCATAGGCCATTACCGCAATACTGTCATATTCCAATGATTTCTCGAGGGATATATTTATAAAGTTGAGCGATTCCAAGGGCTGAATGGAAAGCACTTCAACACCTTCTTTTAAATAAGATACACGCCACCTGTCAGGAGTATAATCTTCCTTACTGCTTCCACTTATACGAAGTAACTTAGCTATAACAGTATTGCCGGAAATTGAAGTGCCATGTATATCGCACGGAATATCGCTAACGCGGATACCGTTCATATAAAATTCTATCGCAAACATTACAGCATCTTGGCCATCCGCACCATCTTCACCTTTATCCCCTTTTATTTTAATGGGATTTCCCCAACTACCAGAAGACGCGCTTTCCGCTACCTTCTGAGACATCCATACGACCGAATCTGTAGCGTTGGTATGCCATCCGTTTAAAGTACCATCTTCTGTTGGTACTTCCGGTTGTGACTCGCCATCGTGATATGTAATAAACACGGATAAACCATCAGAACCATCAGCACCAGAAGCTCCGTCATTTCCGTCTGCTACCATTAAAGCCCAGGCAGTTCCTGTGTAAATATAAACCTTTCCATTGTCAATATCCCGATATACCCAGTTTATCTCGGGATTAACAGGGGGAGTAGACAAGTCACCTTTCCACACAATTGATAATCCATTAGTGCCATCTTTACCATTAGCACCATCTACACCGTCAATAGTCATTTGATACCATACGCCATCCTGATAGACGTAACTCTTGCCATCCGTAGTATTTCTATAAGCCCATCCATTTTGAGGATTAGCAGGATGCGAGACAAAGCTGCCTTGCCACACTATTGATGTTCCATCCTTGCCATTAACTCCGTCAGCACCATTCTGTCCCTTTTCTCCAGTTACACATACAGCCTCTGTTGTTGTGACCGTATCATCCGTATATGTTATGACTGAACGCGTCCAGACGTACCAACCATTTTTCCAGGCAGGTCTTTCAGTACTCCAATCTCCATCCGCCAGACTGGAGGAAGAACTGGAAAGATAATATTGTTCTACTATCGAGGAAATTCCCTTTCCACCACTGATGCACGCCGCCTCAGTATAACTAATAGTCCCATCAGTAAGTGTTATCCTGGTTCTTGACCATATATATTTTCCATTTTCCCACGATGGTGCCGTAGTCTGCCAACCCAAGGTAGGAGCTTCAGTGCCGGATGAATTTTTCGAATATTCAACATCAACTGATTCAATACCGGTTCCGTCGGAACCTTTGAGGTTTTCCTTAGCTTCAGGGGAAAGATTATCCCAGCCTAGAATCACATCTCCCATTGTGCAGACAAATTTGTTTTTTTCGTCATCCCATTTCCATGAGATTGCACCACCGGCAATATATCCGGATTTATCCGTTGCAAACCGGGCGGAACCGTCGCCAAATTCAGCTGTTCCATCAGGATAGATACAATAAACTGTATGTCCGCTGCTATCTGTTCCTTTAATCAAGCCATTCTCGCAATAGAAGCCTTTCAAACCATTTGCACCGGGTATATCACCACCGATACGCATTTTTACGCAGCCGGCAAAACTTTTACTATTAATGCCAAAGAGAATGTCAATGGCGGGTTGTCCGCCTTCGTCCGCATGAAGATAGATAGCTGATTGTCGATTTATATTAATAGTATTACCAAACTGTATAATTTCATCACCTTCAGTTGGTATAGACATATCTGATAATCCGGAGACTACTGCTTCCATGCCATCTATATAATCAATACTTCCGGAAAATTCACTGACAGGAATTACAATCGTATCAACGCCATCTATCTTGCGAATTTCCGATATCTCTACCCAATAACCTTTTAATGTTCCATTTTGCCAATTCTGACAACGAATGATATCATGAGCGACGAAGGACATTTCATCTTCTTCAATAGTAATGAGCCAATTTTGCTTTGCATCATCCAATATGGCACTCTTTATCTTACCGTTTGCCTGAGTGATTCCAAGAGCTCCTTTTACAGCACGTATCTTCTGGATCAAGAGTTCAAAAACCGTCATCGTTTCACGCACAACAATAGAATCTATTTCAAGCTTCCATTTTCCCGATACATACTCCCATATTTTCCATCCGTAACCTGCGAAGCCGGACATGAAATCTTCTACCACTTCTGCCACATATTCTCCGGCAGCATTCAAGATTTGCTTACCAGTTTTCTTTGCCGAAGCAAGCATACCTACAATCTTTGCTGTACTTAATATAGCCATAACTATAGTTTTATTATTTCAATCAGATTAACTCCAGGCACATAGTTCACGCCTAAAGTGTTCCAGAAATATACATCCAATAAGCCATCGCTACCAACTGTTACGTTATCAATTTCAACGAACTGAGTCATGTTGTTCAACGGGCTAAAGTCTATATTTACTTCCACATTGTTAGCCGAATAGAATACCGACGGAAATTGGTCTGACGGAAGATCCCTGTTACAAGAAGGCAATATTCTTACTTTATAAGTACCTGCGGCAAATGCCTGGAATCGAAGCATGACCTTTAAACCGGAGCTGGTACTGCTACCGGAATTATACCTACTAATATACTTGGCGGGATATACGCCGCTATCGTCCACATCAGGTTGGCGTACATCTGTATTAATAGCAGACCGGTCCACATTTATCTCACCTGGATAATCATCTCTTCTCTTTAAGTAATTACCTACTTCGTTTCCGTCGGAATCCTTCAATATATTGGTTGTATAGTTAGTTCCTTGTACAATTGACATGTAATTTATAATCTCACCATTAACCGTATCATAAGATATATTATTGGCAAGCTGAGCAAATGAAACGATTGTTTTTCCGGCAGTGCCACTTCCACCTTCTTCCTGGAAATTACAAGTTATCGTTTTATTGCCTTGAACATTATTGACGGTCGCCGTTCCGCTCGTAGTCCCTACACCGGTACTCGTATCTGCGCCACTCCAACTACCGATAACATAGCCATCATTAGCCTGCGCGTTAACGCTTGCCTGGCCTCCCTCGGCAACATCCTGAACGGCTGGTGTCACAGTACCGTACGCAGTGTTATTCGCCTTTCCTGTTACTGTATAAGATACGGCCGGACGTTCAGAATACAAGATGGAGGAAGATTTGATTTCTGACGTTCCATAATCATTCTTAACCTGTACATATACCGTTTTAGATGCATAACCGGCTGAAAGCTCATAAGAAAAAATCTTCGATGTACCGGCAATCCAGGATACATCGGTTAAATCGGCAGTCTCTCCAACTTTATAATGAGTAAGTCCGCCAGTCATATTGAGAGTTATAGAAACCAATTGGTCGTAAGTCACCGTTACACCATCATTGATTAATATCGAATTTAAAACCGGTGCGGTCTCATTCGCGGATAACCGTGCGACAAACGGAGCTTTTAAAGTATCTTTTAATTGATTTACAAAATAATATGCATCAGTCTTATCATCCTCGGATAACGTACTTTCAAATTTTGACGTGTATTTCTCGGCACAATCTAGGAGCAACTCGTTGAAATTCACATTTACAAGCATTTCTGAACCATGAGCCGCATAGCTATATCCGAATATCTTGTCGGAAACCGTTAACGCATCCACAGAAGTAATTCCTGATACCAGGAATGACAAGTCCTTGAAATAATAGTTCTTAGAAAATGGAACTAATATCTTCCATGTGACAGTATTGTCGCTTACTACCTTTTTAACGATTGAATTCAACCTCATCTGTATATATTCGTAGACCTCATCCCAGGAAGCAACCCAAAGGCTATCGTCACCACCCTTTCCATATAATGAATAGATAGTTTCCAATAGCTCTATCCGGGAAAGGTCCACGCGGTGGGTCGTTATACCTACCCAGTAGGGGTTATTGCTTGTATGTTGTGACGCCAGTTCTTCCAGCTTTACATCATTAACGGAAGAATTGGTTCCACCGTAGGTCCTTTTTTTGAATAAAGAACCTGTAGATTTCAGGTAAATGAATTCCAAGTGATGTAATGAACTGCGATAGAAATCAATTAAAGGGGATTTATCTGCCGCAGTTACGTAGGCGGCATTACCGTCGGGGAGTCCCATTATTTTCATGCGACGGTTTATTTTCTCCAGAACCTTATTGTAATCGGCCACAAAGCCTTTTTCAATATCATCGGCATTATTTTTATCATATACTCTTTCGTCAACATTGTGGTAGAGCATGGAAACGCCCCAATCCTTTATCAAGTCAAGCTCATTCCAGGTTATATATATGCTGTTAGTACTGCTGTCCTTTATATGTCCATCCGGATTATATTCGTTACCCCACGTTGGCCATAATGCAATGCTGAAGCCAAAACGGCGATCATTACCGCATCCATCAGTATATACGAGTGGATATTCAGGGATATAGCCGGTCGTCGGTGTGTTGCCAAGATGGAAAAACTCAGTATCATCGATCCATTTTTGATTAATTCTTCGCCA